ATGAGCGCCCGCCGTCACTCTATGGATGGATACATTCAGCAACGGAAATCAGGTGGAAATTGGGAGTTTCGCCGTGGTGTCCCTGCTGAAATCCGACAGGCGCTAGGCAAGCGGGAAATCACCAAGAGTCTTAAAACGACTTCCTATGATGATGCCTTGGAACTGGCTCAAGTTCAATTCGATATCTCTGATCGGCTGTTCAATTCGGCCAAGTCGGCTGGCGTGCATTTCATCAACTTGGAAAGTTTGCCACCTGTCACCGATAGCACTCTTCACATGGAAGAGGCCGACTTCGCAGTGACGGTGGTTCTGAAAATCGGCAGCTTTTTTAGGAGCAAGTCAGAAGTCCAACTGATCCGCTTTTATCACAATTTCAAATCGGATGATTTCATTGCCGAGGAATTTGAACGCTTTCTCCAGCAAGCCCACATTTTCCTACCAAAGACCAATACGAACTACAGTCATTTCAAAGGTGAGTTTCGCCGCTTGATGACGGATAAGATTATGAACGCGGCGGCTGGTGGTCGCATACGTGAACTCAAAGCTATCGATACACCTGATCAATTTGAGGCGAAGTTTTTGAAGCCTGAACGGGTTTTTGAAAAGCCGATGCCAGTGATCAGTGAGCTTTACCAAGAGTTCCTAAAACAGCACCCACACATCAGGGATGATAGGGAGGAACGGGCTAGGTTCGACAATGTGGTGACATGCTTCAGTGACTTCGTTGGTGACATGCCAGTGAATTATGTGCGTAAAAACCAGACCAGAGACTTCATAGTCGAAGTGGCTAAGTATCCCATTCGGAGAGATGGAAAATCGGCCTCAATGACTTTCCAAGATGCCATCAAGTACCATGCTGAACAGGGAGAATACGGCACCCTAGCAATCCGCACGGTGAAGGTCTGGATAGCCAAGTTGAAGCGTCTATACGCCTATGCCATCGATACCTACGAAGATCAGTTTGACATAAAAAACCCCTTTGTCGGGGTGGACAAATATGCGGTTGGTAGGGAGTCGAAAGAGAAGCGCAACTTAACCGAAGACGAACTGAAAATCTTGTTTGCCGATCCAATCTTTGAAGGTGAACGTGACCATTTGTTCTGGTCGCCTATTGTGTTGCTACATCTAGGTTGCCGTGCCAGCGAAGTGCTGAACCTACCTCTATCCAAGGTCAAACAAGACAAGCAGGGCATTTGGTATTTTGATGTCACTAATGGAAAGACAGATCACAGTATCAGGCAAATCGTATGTCACCAGTATCTGATCGATGTCGGGTTCATTCGCTATGTGGAAGACCTGAAAGCCAAGGGTGAAAAGTGGCTGTTCCCGCAATTCAATCGGTCTGGTCGCATGATCAAAAGTGAGCTTCGGCCTAGCAAAGACCCATCGGCGCAATACAGCCAGTGGTTCGGACGGTTCATGGATAAATTGGGTTTGAGTGATCCTACCATCAGCCTTCATTCGCTAAGGCACTCATGGATTTCGACTGCAACGAAAACCAAGATTCCAAAGGAATTTCGGATTGCGATCAGCGGTCACGCCAGTGCTGATATCCATGATGAAGTTTATACGCATCATGAATTGGAAACCCTGAAATCCGAACTGGATAAGGTCAGGTTTGCTGGCTTTCCATACGACCGTATTACCTAACTGCTGTTTCGTGCGCTGACATTGCGGCCAACTTTTCGTTCTGAATGTCCATGATGTTTCGCTCGTAATAGGCTTCGGATAAAACCCAACTGATAATGAAAGAGCCGATGAACATTCTGTAGGTGAGCGCTGTTGAAGGATCAGGGTGCAAAACAGTGCGAATTACAAGTCCGCGAAGGGTGTACCAAGGGACTTGGCGCAAGCGATAGAAGTTGCCTTCAATGATCGTTACCTTCGGCCCTTTGCGGTTCTTCGGCGTATCTCTAGGTTCATCCTCAGCTAGGGTAAGCTTACTTTCGAGCTTTTCCGAAAAAGCTATATTGTCGTCGGTGAAATTCAGTCTCTTGCGAAAGACGACTTTCACAACCGCTTTGCTGATGCGCTTGTATTTGATCTTTTTCCCATTCTTGCCTTCGATTTCGCTTTTCTCGCAAGACTCGATGAATACGTTATCGATATATTTTTTAGCATAAATATTGGTGGCTAGACCTAAGTCTATCGCCTTCTGTTTAGTTATTTGAACAACCATTTCACCAGAACTGTGTGCTGTGAAACGCTCTGTCGAAAGTTGCGGGACATCAGTTGAACTCCTGCCACGCCGAAGCAGCAAGTCTATGAGGCCGATGACAAAAAGAAGCGTGCCAATGGCTATGATGGCCATGACAATGCCTACTATTACGGCCTTTGATGTCGGTGGATTTTGGGAGACGGATGACAGAAATTGCCATAGCTCATCCGCACCCGTACACACCCAATCTTTGAAGCTATTCAGATACCTGATAGCTGGTACTTCTGTATCGATCATGCCCCACCCCCGCGATTAACCAATGGTTAAGGGTTGGGGTTTTGCACGTCAAGCTTTAATGGAACTTGGCGAACTCCCCATAGAACTTCAAAGCTGCCACGCAATAGGCCGCGTGAGCTTCTTCGGCGGTCTGGAACAAGCCTAGATAAACCTTCTCACCATCAGGATAGATATTTGCTTGGAAAAAGCGCTTGGTAGGTGAGACGCCTTTTAAACCAGTGGTGTTGTCCGATCTGATTTTTCGTTTCTGGTTATTCTGTCTGGCAGTGGCCAGTTGAAGATTTGACGGGTGATTGTTGGTAGGATCATTGTCTTTGTGATCGATGGTGTATCCTGCGGGAATACGCTCACAATCGTTGTTCAGTAGCCAGACAATGCGGTGTGCATAGAGCGTATAGCTCTCGCCTTTGTGCCGTATTCCTATGGTCTTGTAGCCTCTAGGAAGAGGCGAACCTACAGCCTTGGTAGGGTTGTTTTTGCGATAGACATTTCCAAGGTCGTCAACGGCAAATAGTTCGGTAAGAAGTGTTTTGGTTTCGGCAAATAGCATTTTTCCTTTTCAAGAGCGGATGAATTGAAGCGCTCATGAAAGTATTTATGCGGATGCCTTGACCCATTAAGTGTGGTGTTAACTAGCGCTTGCCGATCTGTCCTGAGAGCGTGACCAGAGTGTCAGCGATCTTCTGTAAGGTGTCAGCGCTCTTGTTGTTCGACTCTGAATAATCGTTGTTCAAATCGGCCAACTGGCTTTGCAGCTTGTCGATAGTTTCAGACGTGTTTTTGCGAAGATCGGCAGAGAAGCTACGCTCTTGAAAATAGAGATAGCCGACACCCAAAACCGCTGAAACCAAAAGCGCTATCAGGGAATTTCCCTGTGTGATCATGTTAATTAGATTTCCGTATAGCGCTTCCATTTGCCCCTTTTCGTGTTGTCTTGTTGTCTCTGGTTTTTGACTCTTCCAATTTGAAGTTGATGACGCGAATGGCGTCATTCACCTTGACGATAGCGGCGTTCAATTTCTCGCTGGCTTGTGCGGTTTTCATCAACCTATTTATCAAAATGGGATGCCAGCGGCTTAAGCTTGCGCCTTCTGGATAATGTGCGACTATGCCGTGTTGACTATAAAGACGCGGGGGCGGCTGATGTCTGATATTGCAGTTGAACAATCAAAACCAACCAAACCGCCAAGCCTACTTAGTTTGTCTTTCGGCGGCTTCAACAGCATCGCCATTGTCACATCATCGATTTCAATTCTTCGCCTTATCACGGCGCACGAGAAAATCACTCTGAACGGTATCGTTGGTGATGTAGTCGAGTGGTATAAGAGATTTTTTCATCAATCGTTTGACGCCGCAATCGAATGGGTCAACGCCCTTAATCTTCACTGGCTGCATTTGCCATATGTGCAAGACGGGGAAAAAGATTTAATTATATTTTGGTCGCTTGGTGCCTTGTTAGCGTTTCGCGGCTGGCGAGCAATTACGAAATTACCACGCTTCAAATTGGAATACCCAAGCGTAAAAGCTGATCTTACACTCATCATTTTTGTGCTTGCGGGACCAATGTCACTTTATGTGGTGCTTCTGCTTCTTTTTATGTTTTACGCCATTCCAACATTTCGGCGGAGTCCCGACGCAAGTTCGGTGCGGCGCTTGTATTTTCTGACACTCCAAAGCTTTTTACTGCAAATGATAGCTGCCAGCGTGGCGGTTGGATCAATGCTTGTTCTAAGTGCCTATTCCTGATCAAGGGAAGCAACCAAATGACCGACAAGGTGACCTATTCAGACTGCGAATTTGAAATTGAACGCACGCCTTTTAAGAGCGAAAAGACAGGCGAATTGATCCAGTGGACCTTAAGGCGATCTCTGAACGGTGTGGTGGTTGCAAAGGGCGAAGCACGCGATCAGGCACAAGCCGAAGATCAAATTCAAATAGCTATCGAGATTGAGTACTACCGAACGAAAGACAGCCGCCCTTGAGAGCGTCTTTATCGATACCACGGGCAATGATTGAAGATCATCTTTCCCGTCAATATCAGCGTTTCCAGAATGTAATTCCAAAAGCCTGTTTTCTTATGTGTATCAAGTTCGCACATTTTGTGCCCTCCCATTTAATGGTATAATGATACCTGGGTTATGTAGCACTATTTATGCCAGAGCGAAAGCTATGTCTTTGATATATCCTGGGATTTACCGTTAGCGTTTGAATTCAATCACGCGGAGCGATCGATAGGTTACGTAGGTGCTTGTGCTGGTAATTGACGATGTGACGATACCCCTCATTGAGTAGGTGTATGTTCCAGCCGCTGGTTCATCGACAAAGACGCCAGATGCGCCTTGCGAAGGTGCCCCTGATTGCGCGCCGAAATAGACACCTGGTACTGCACAAAGAAGAGTAGAGCCACGGTAAAGCCTGAACTCATAGACAACCGCCCCTGATCCGACGCTGGTGTTGTTGTAACGGCCTGAGAGTGTTCCCATGATATCGATGAAGCCGCCCGTGCTGGTGATGGTGACACTAGCAAAGGTCGTTTCGACCGAAGTTGAACCCGTGACAACGTAGGCCGTTGCATCTTGGAAATAGCCGTATTGAGATGTCGCCCCCTTTTTGATTTGAAGGGTATCGACAATCAGATTGGTGCAAGTGACGACGCTGTTTGTAACGTCAACACTGAACGGCGAAACGCTCTTTGTACCAGATGTCAGAATGAACTTATCGGCCTGAATGGCGAACGTTGAACCAGCCGCCGCATTCGATGTCAGGCTGAATCCAGTGACAGCGCCGCCAGCCGAAACCGTCAAAGACGCTCTTGCACTCAAACCATTGGTGGTCGTGTTCAGACTGGATATTGAAGCCGTATGACCGCCAACTGTGGTTGACAGAGTTGACAGGCTGGTAGCGGTAGCCGTTACCGTTCCATTGGTCTGTGTGACACTGGTTTGAAGGCCCGAAATGGCCAAAGTTGACGCACGGATATTATCACGGAAAGCGGTTGCGGAGCCGACTTCAAGCTGAACCATATCCCAAAAGATATTTCCAGCTACCGATGCTGTTGTGGTCGCGCCGAATGTTCTCAAATATACGACTGCATCAACCGCACCTGCTGGTGCCGTGCCCGCCAATGTGAGGCGCGTCCATGTGCCCGTGCTGGTGAAAAGCGCACTTGTTGGTGTACTCAGAACAGACCCGCCACTATCGCGGAATTGGATATACATCCTGTGTTGGAAGATATTGTTGGTAGCATTTACATAGGCCGATAGGGTGTAAGCTTTACCAGCCGTAACTTGAGCTTCAACGCCAGTTGCCGTTTTCACATCAGCATAAACCGATGTGGTCAGACCAGTAACATTGAGGCGCTGTGACTTGCCCTGATTTCCATCATAGGAAATGAGATTCTGGACAACAGCGCTTGTGTAAGTGCCCGCTACTGACCAACCTTCGGCGGCTACTGTGGCGGTGCCAGACTCAAAGCTTGGGTTATAGACAAGGTTGTCACCGCCTGAATCGTTGATCTGCGATTGAAGCGAAGTAATCGATGCAGCTTGGGTCGATAGCGAGGAACCCTGCGTTGTTGTCAGGGTTTGAAGCGCTGATATAGCCGTTGATTGAACAGCGTTTGCCGCATTCAAAGCCGCGATATTGCTGGTCAATGCAGTGATCGCGTTTGAGGATGCGCTGATCAATCCGCCTTGGCTGGTCGTTAGCGTTTGGAGGTCTGATACCGCTGTTGATGTGGCCAGAATGTTGTCGTGCCAACCGTTAGCGCTTGTTCCTTTTTCGAGTTGGGCGCGATCCCAATAGACGACGCCAGAGGTGACGGAAGTTCCGCCCGATGTGCGTAAAGTGATATGCGCTGTTTTTGAGCCAGACGGTGCCGAGGCGGTCAACATCAGCCGTTGCCAGCTACCAGAGGCAGCAACGATTCCGCTGTTATACGTGCCGAGAACCGCTCCGCCGCTATCGATGTACTGCACGTAAGCTACAAGCTGAACACCAGCCGTTGCTACGGCATAGACCGAAAATGTGTAGGTAGTGCCAGCATCCACTAAGGGGCGGAAAGCCGTCTGGGTGTTTACGTCTGCCAACAGTGAAGAGGTCAGACCACTAAAGACAATGCGCTGCGCAATACCCGATGCCGAGGCACCCGCCGCCATGTCCCATGACGCGGTTACGGCTGCTGACTTTGCAGACCCCCAACCATCGGCTACAGGGCCAGACCCGATTTCAAATGATGGGTTATAGACAAGGTTTTCAGAGCCAGCATCTAACAGCGACGATTCCAATGAGGTGATATCGCTGGCCTGAGAGGCAATGTTTGCACCTTGGTTGGTAGTCAGGGTTTGAAGGGCAGAAATGGCGGACGATTGAACCGCGTTTGATGCGTTCAAAGCCGTGATATTGCTGTTCAAAGAGGTGATAGAAGCCGCTTGAGATGCGATGTTTGAACCCTGCTGAGTGGTGAGGGTTTGAAGGCCAGTGATAGCCGTGGCTTGAACGGTGTTGGCTGCTACCAGCGAAGCAATATTACTGTTCAGAGCCGTGATAGACAGGGCTTGCGAACTGATCAAATTGCCTTGTGAAAGGCTATTGGCTTGAAGTGCTGATAGGGCTGATGACTGGCTGGCACTGGTCGATTGGAGAGCCGTTACATTCGACTGAACCGCCGTGATAGCGTTCGCCTGACTGGCAACCGTATTGGCTGTAAGTGTAGCATTTGTTTGTAGTGCCGTGATGGCTAGAGCCGCTGTATTGGCCTTCGTTTCAGCATTGCTGAGACGTGCCGAAATCCCCGTAACTGTCGAAGCTGTCGCCGCGACGGTGTTGTTCAAGGTGGTGACATTGGCATTGGTCAAAGTGACCTGAGTGGCCAGACCATCAACCGCGCCACTAATGCTGTCGTAATGGCCGATCAGAACCCAATATGAGCTAGGCGGCTGGTGATTGACGCCATTCGCAATGGCTTTCCAAAGTGAGCCATTGTTAGTGACGATATCGCCTATCGTGTAGGTGATAGCATTTGACCACGCGGGCGCTAGGCTGGCTTCATCGATCTGTGAAGCCAAGGCATCGATATTTGCTTGAAGGCTGTTAGCGGTCGCTGTGAAGCTGCTAGACAGGGCTGCAACCGCGTTTGCACGGTTGGATGCTTCAAGGGTCAAAGCATTCGCAACTGATGCAAAATTTGAAGTGACTTGCGCCGCAAAAATAGCTGCATTGTTCACGGCATCCCAACCCAATGAATAGGCTTGTGTGGCCGTATTGACCAAATCGCCAGCATTCACGCCACCGACATTCTGAGTGTCGTTTGATATAAGCTTTGAAGTGATCTTGTTGGTAAAGATCGTGCGATCAGTGACCACGCCGAAGCTGTTCACATAGCTGATGGCAATGTCATAATAGGTGACGGGTTTCAGGCCGCGAATGGCATAGCTGATGTTGTCATAATCGTTGACGACAACGGAACCGCTGGTAGTCCAATCGGATGCCGAGCTAAGTTTGTAGTCAAATCGGATTACTGAAACAGCATCAGGGATATCACCAACATTTCCAGAAATTAGGAATGCAGGGATTTGATCAGCATCAACAAATGACGCGACGGTATAGACATCAGCATCAGGTGCCGAAGGGTTTGCCCATTCAAGGCCGACAATGGCCTTCGTGTCAGGTGCTGTAGGTGAAAGCCCCTGAATCCAATCATACTTCGCGTCATCTTCTGATCGAAGCTTGAGCTTGACCGTCATGCTTCCGAGGTCAAGTTCACGCCCTACAACCAAGCATTTCTGAGTGGCCGTGTTCAAGCCAACGCTGGTGATAGTGACGGTTTGACCCGTCTTGATTGCCATCGTTCTAGGCTTGCAAAGAGCCGTATATGATAGGAATTCTCTGGAATTAACAAGTTCAAGCGCCGCAAGCTGTGTGGCCTGATCAATGTCAGTGCAATAGTCTAGCTGTAGCTCTGTCTCTTTTAGTTCGCCGTCTTCATCCTGATATTTTTGAACGGTAATGGCTTCGGCATAGTAGTCTTCGTATCCTAAAGCTGGTTCAGGATAGACAGGGATAACGCTATTGATACGGTCACGATAAGACGTTGATGTATCGATGCTGATTTCACCGATAATGTCTTCATCGGTAATGTTATATACGGCTGTCTTGGGAGCATTGATGAAGGCCGTGATCTTAGCGGCTTGGCTGATCAGATAGCCACCAGAGCATTGCAAAAGCTTGTCTATGAAAGCCTTTGGCGTATCTGTGGTGTTACCAATCGCATTGACATTCCAGCCAAGCGCATCAGCGATGTTTGCGGCTTCGATGAAGCTGTCTAGGTCGATTAGAGCGGGGTTGACGTGCAAGCCCCATGACTTGACCACTAAGCCACCAGCGGTCTTTTCCAGACGGCCACGGATATAGTTATAGGTGACGATGAAAGCGTTGCGGCTGTATTCGTATGTGTCTGGATCGTTCCAGCGATGCGAACCAGAACCACCTGAAACCGTGCTATCCTTGCGCGGATCGTACCACTTCAATCCCTTGATCAGGTAGCCAGCCGATGGCAGACCTTGCGGAAAAGTCGTGTCGTTTTTCTTGAGAACTTCGGCTACCCAAGCGAAGCCAGTCAGAGACGATGAAGAGTCATAGCCAGTCCAACCACCCGCATTGAAATAGGCGAGGCTAGGTACTGATCCTGTTAGATCGCCTTTTGACCAACGCTGATGATAGTGGCCTTCATAGGTGTAAACCTTGCCTGTGGCTGGCGAACAGCCCGTGACGGAAACCAGCGACGTGAGCGGGTTTCCAGCAAATGACGTAACCTTGTTATCGCCAAGCTGGCAGTATTCTATAGATTCAATCGGCCCGCCTGATGACATAACCTTGACCGTGCCGAGAATCTGATTGGGTTCGGCGTTGTTTTTGCCGCCTGTCCAAGTCTTACGGAAGGCCAGATTGCCATAGGTCAGGCGTTCCCCAACCGCGATTGGAAGCCCTGCATTCGGGTCAATCTGTAGTTCGAGTTCAGAACCAGCCGAGGGCAGTTTAGGCTTTTGAAGAGAGCCTAAGAACTTGATGACGGAAAGTATTTTGATAACTTTGCCAGCGATTTCCAGCGCTGATGCAACTACCTTGATCGCTTTGAAAGCTGTCCAAGCCGTTTTCAAAACGGAGTAAATTGCAATGATATCGTCTATTATGAACAAGGGACTTCTCCCTTATTCGACCAAGTTTTCATGACTTGCTTGTTCGGTACTAAGCCGAACACATTGCCTTCAATTACGAATAGCGAATGCTCATGGCTAAGGACTACGCCTAAAGCCCATTTGTCGTTTTGATTGATTGCGGCAATGTCGCCAACAATTGCCGAAAGTCTGCCTATAGGCTCTAGCTGGCTATCGAGATATTCGACTACATTTGATTGCCTTGTAGTGAAAAGTGGGTCATATCCGAGGTATGAACGCAAAGTATCTATCAAGGTTATAGGGTCGCGTTCACCTCTGATGACAGGTGCGTCAATGTACTGATCTATAATCTTTTGGGTGTATTTGACTCTAAGGTTGTAACTAGCGAAACTCATAGATGTATTTATCTATAAGTTGCTTCCCTTAGTTTGAGGCGTTCAGCTTTGCGGCAAGTGCTGACTTGGGTGCTGCTTTGACAGTTCCCTTCACTTGACTATCGCCCCACCAGACCTGATCGGCCTGTGTTGCCATGAATTTCAAGCCAGTTTCGCCAGCGTGAACGCTCTGCTGATATCTCAAGTTCAGGCGTAAACCGCGATCAACGTTAAAGAACTTTTCCCAAGCCGATATGACATTGATCTCAATTTCTCTGGTTTCGGCGGATGCTTTTAAAGTCGCTGTGTCATATGCCCCTGCATAAATGTTTTCAGGGTTTCCGATGACAGCGCCTGTCTCATCATCGATCAGGCCGAAGTAGAAATTGATAGCGCCGCTTTGGTTGTTCGGATCACACCAGATAGGAATGGCGGTGTTGTCGTATGGAATGATGGTCAGGCTGGTGCTTGGCGCTTCATCTGTAATACCGTCTGACCAGCCTTCGTAACTTGAACAGACACCGAAGATCGGATCATAGTTTGAGAAGGTCACAGCTTCATCATCGATAACGAATGTCACCTCTGGTGTACCATCTGTCAGGCAAACTCTCGCGTTTGCTAGTTGTATATCTATTGCGACAAATATTCTGGCAAATGTCTGATCTAAAGCGGCCTGTGTTGAACTATCCATAGACATATTTATCTAGCGGATGCTCTTACTCGATTTCTTCGATTGAGAATGAAAGCTTGGCCGTCTTTAGACGGTATTGGCTTGTGGTGGTCGTCTGACCATCATCCATCACAAAGCCTTCAATGTAAGGCTTTTCAATCTCGATAACGCTATTGGCAAGGTTCGAGGTGCGCTTCAAAGAAGGCAAAACCGAGAGGGTCACAACACCATTCGCGGCTACGGTTGCGTCACTGGTGATCTGTTCCAGATAGCTAATGACCGTGCCTGACTTGCTGTATTTTACCGTCACGTATTGGCCAGATTTGAAGGTCTTGTTCGGTGTGGCATTCTTCAAAACCAGCGTTCGGCCTGAACCTGATTGAGCTTTAACCGAAGTGCCGAAGCCAGATGTGATGATGTCGCCAGTAGGGATATTGAATTGTACAACCTGCGTCTGGCCAAGCTTCAATATGGTGCCGATACGCTGTGCATCTGACCATAGAAGGCTATCGGTTTCGACTTCGATAGAAGTTCTAGCCGCACCTCTTTGAAGCCTTTGGCGAGGACCGCTAAAGATAGGGGTTAGGGTCTGAACGTTTGGGTCAAACTTGATATCGTATTTGGAAATAGGCAGGTCAGGGATAAGCATAATGATATTTATGCTTATCGGATGGTGTTACGATCTGACTTCCTGATGCCGCTCATAGCCGCCTGTTTCGCCTGTGCGGCTGTGGTTTGGGAGGCTTGCGCAATCCAGCCTTTGAACATTTCAGTCGTCTTCACGCCATCAGCATTGATGGTGCTGTTGAAGTACTGGTGCACTTGAGGCGCTTGCATCTGGATAGGCTTGCCGCCGCTTAACAGGTTGCGTGTTCTAGCTGCTGTCATGACAGATGTGCCAGCGGCTAGGTTCACAAGAGCTTCGTCCTTATGGACCATGGCTAGACCGCCTGAGAAGTTTTCGACACCAGACTTAAAGCCAGGTATCCCAAACATCTTTGCCAGTGATGTGGCATCGGTGATGATATCGCCAGCCGATGACTTACCAATCGAGTCCGTTGTGTAGCCGCCGCCCATATCGATCTTGATGCCGCTGTTAGATGCACGGTCTGAATTGTCGTCACCAGCCCCTAGAAGTTTTGCAATGGGCTTGATCAGGTACTGCCTGAGAACAATCCGTGTGATGTCGGCTAGGACACCATTGGCAACGCTATTAAAGACATCACCAAATGATTTGGTTCCGTCTATCAGGCCATTGATGGATGAATCGATTTCCTTAAGGCTATCGACCACGATGTTAGAATAAGCGTCATCGAAATTGCCGATATCTTCATAATAAGCATCAAGTGGTGACTGGTTCGATTTTTCCTGTGAGCGTCTGTCATAACCTTGAAGTTTGACATAGCCATCCATTTCAGCTTGCGCTTGTTCTGGTGTCTTCCTTTTGGCTCTGACATCTTCATCAAGATCATTCTTCTTTTGAAGAAGATCACTCTTTTGTCTTACCAACAGAGCCTGTTTTTCAAGCGCCGCACGTTCCTGTCTGGTCTTCGCTATTGAAGCTTCGGCCAATAACAGGTCAGATTGCATCTGTGTAAGCTGAGACAGCGCCTCAAGCTGCGTCTTACGTTCATCAGCTTGTTTTTGAGCGTATTCCTTATTCTGCTTTTCGATTTGAAGAACATTATTCTGTTCCTCAATCTGCTTAAGCTTGACCTTCGTTTCCGCGTCATAGGCGTCATTCAGGTCGATTTCGGCCAAGGCTTGCTTGTGAGCATAATCAAGCTGCTGGTTAGCTATGTCGCGTTGTTCGGCGGCTGTTTCGACCAGTTCCAACTTGATACCAAGCTGGCTGTTCAGAGCGTCATTAATCGCTGTTTCTTGAGCCTTGCGGTAAGTGTTGTAGGCAAGGTTTTCGGCGTTGACATCTGATAGGTACTTGGCATTTACGGCCTGAGTTTTGGTCGCTTTGGCCTTCGCATTTAGGTCTTTTGCAGATGCGATTTCGGCAGTTTCCTGCTGCTTCTCAAGCTCAAGCATTTGCAGTCTGATCTTGTGCTTGTCGGACTCGATCTTCGTATTTGCCAGAGCCACGGCAAGCTGAATCTTGGCGGCATCATCCAAGGCTTTTTGAGAGCGATCAGTTTGCTTTGTTCCCTTGGTAGGCTTGGGTGTAGCCGCTTCACCTGACTGCCATTTCTTATCTTTGAGAGACGTTTTTTGATCGGCCTGAAATTCGCCTAGCTGTCTGTTATATGCGGCGACACGTTCATTGTTTTCCAGAATGCGTTTTCTGGTTTCAGGGCTTTGGTAGTCGGCAGGATTATCAGAAGGCTTGTAAATCGCGCCACCTGCTGGTGAAACGATGACACTGCCAGCATGATCCCTCCTACGTGCCGAATTGATTTCTTTTTTGCCAGCCTGAATGTCTTTGAGGGTTTTACCAAGGCTGGTTTTCTCTTCCTCAAGTCGCAGATTTTTGGCCTGAACAGCGGCATTGTAGTAGGCATTACCAAGCAAGCCGACTTCACCAGTCATCGCGGCCACCGCCTTCAAATGTGCTGGCATATCGTTCGATGTCTTGGTCTGTTCAGACTTTAGAATTGCGGCTTTATCAGCGGCTTCTTTGTTCGCGGCAGCGTATTCATTGGCATTGTCAGTCAGGGCCTTAAGGCGAGCCTCTTCCTGCATATGAGCGGCAACCAGCGCACCTATTGCCAGTGTCACCCCTGTGATCGCCAGACCGATAGGACCGCCAAATATGGCCAAGAGGGAAGCACCAGCGGTGCGCAATCCGATGATGGATACTTCGGCGGCTGCGGCTGTAAGAGGGATACCCTTCATCGCAGCACAGAAGGCAAACGTGCCAGCGGCGCTGGCTACTGTCGAGACGGCATAAGCCCCCATAGACGCAACCATACGGCCACCGATGACAGCGGCGGCGATCATTGCCGCGTCGGCTATCAGGTCAACATTGTTTGCTACCAAGTTCAGTATGGCGACAAGCTTCGCATTGATATCAAGGGTCTGATCGACCTGACCCGCATATTCGATCAGGGACGTTTGGACACGGTTCATCGCTTGGCTTTGGGTGGTCGCCATAGCGCCAACCTGAGACTGCAATGTTGTTGATGCCGCTGTGATCAGTCGTGCGAATTCGGCTGATGTCAGGTTTCCCTTGATCATGTCTTCGCGCATTTTGGCGACTGAACCGCCGTATTTTTCAGATGCCTTTGCAGCGGCTACCAAGAGCGGGTGCATTGTCATGTTGATCGAATTGAATTCTTGAGCGTGAACCACGCCAGATTCCAGTGCCTGACCAAGCTGCATCAATGCGCCTGATGCTTCGGTTGAACTGATACCAGTAGCCTTCAAGCCAAGTGAAACCGAGTTGGTGAGGGCGATGATTTGTTGCTGGCCAAGGCCAAGATCGCCAGAGGCATTGGAAACCGAGGCGTAAAGGTCGCCAAGGCTTTTGAGGCCAGCACCTGAATCCTTCGATATGGCGATAAGTTCGGTCTGAACTTCCTTGAGGTTGGAACCAGCCAGACCAGTCTTTTTGAGGCTATTTGAAAACTCATTCCATTGTTCGGTAAGGGAGGCGACACCAGCCGCCGACATGACAGCGGCAATCGCTGGTACTAACCTTCCGAAAGACGCTGACAGGGATTCAACAGAAGCAATTTGTGCCGTGATGGCCGTAGAGAAGTTGTTCTTTTCCCAAGCCGACTTCATCGCCGTGCTGGATTTCAGAGCATCGCGCTCAATCTTCTTTGCGGCGCGTTCATTGGTCGCCGCCATCTTCTTAACTTGGGCTTCAAAATCAATGATCGAAGCTTGGAAGCGTGTGGAAATAGTAGATTCAAAATTGCTCATGACTATATTTAGTCAGTGGCGATCTCATCCCACATTTCGGGATACCAGACTCCCAACTCTTTATAGACTTGTTCAGTGCGTTTTCTTGAAGGGGCTTTCTCTTCCTCTGCCACACCCTGAGACTTGCAATAGCCAACGTACATATCGTTGAACTGAGACAGCGACATTTCACCTATTTGCTTGGGTGTGATGCCCATCGCGCCGCCTTTTTCTCTAAAGTCAGCGAAGTTCAGTTTTTTTTTAAATCGATCTCTGCTTCATCGGTGTCGAGGTCTAGTTCTTCCTCGCTAAAATTGGAGGCTGGAAACAGAACGGCTGAAATGATCAGAAGCGCCAAGGGAATGTTGGTGGCCAACGGACTCCAATAGTTTTGAACCAGTGTGTGAGCCAATTGCGCTTCATTGCCGCCACCTATCAGACCGAGACGGATGGTTTCAAGAATATCGGCCGTTTTTGCCGTTCGGTTCATCAGGCAGTCGTAAAGCTCCAAAGGGCCTTTATCGGTGTTCGTTTGGAGGCGTTCTAGCTGTGCGAGTGGCAGGGCGAAATTGTAGTAGCCTTCACCGAAGAACACATTCTCGATAAGGCCGTCTGTAGATTTTGGGATGATGGTCATGAATGTATTTATCCAGACGCAAAAGACCCGTCCAAAGACGGGCCTTTCAATGTTCTGAATTTAGACGGTTGTAACCGTGTTTGCCGAGGTGATGCCGTTATCGACTCTAATCATCACAGAAGTTGGGGTGAGGGTTACGGTCGCGTCTGATACCTGCTTCAAATCGCCGCCAAATTCATACTGCAAAAGCATTGGGCCTTCATAGTAATATCCAGTTGCACCTGGGAGGCCATAACGAACAATCTTGGCAACACCAGAGTCACGCCATTGGATATATTCGCGGTGTGTCGGACGGTGAACCGAGCAACTCCCTGACAGGCCGTGCGTAATGGAATCCACGGCTGAAATGACCTGTGAAGGACCAGCAGGATTGTCGGCATCTTGCGGAACTTTGTCAGTCACATAGTCGATGTTTGCGTTGAAGTTCACGGTCTTGTTCAGCAAGGTAGGAACAGCCGCGAAGGTAGTTACGGAATTTGAGCCTGTTACAACGGTGTTGCCAACATAGACAAGGACATCAGAATTGCGCAAAGCGGAAAAAGGTGTAGTCATTTAAATGTATCTCCTGAGATTATAATCTAATTCTATTTATCAATCTCAGAGTTCGGCTTCGCAGAGCTTGTATCTAAGCGACACCATGCCTTGTTTTACATCTTGAATGGCATTTGGATATGATGTTTGCTCATGCTGATATTCGGCTACCTGATAACCAGTCACTGACAGTTCGGTGTTCAAAATTTGCCTGATCAGGCCAGTGATTTTGAAGATTTCCTCAAGCGACTTTGAATTACTAAACCCCTGAATGGTCACTTCAATGTCAGTGAAAATATAGTCTTCGCTGGATTCCTGAACCGTCATGTCGCCAACAAAGACAAATGGAAATTTGTTTTGTGGCGGTGTTTCGCTGTAAACACGGCCTGAAATAAGTGCTCTAAGGTCTGTGTCGGCTCTCAAAGCTGCGACAACGGCTTGATGTAATGCTAATTCGATCATCAAGTATTTAGTGTTACTTGAAGATGCTCCTTAGTATCTGATTGTAACCACGCTTTAACGCCGATCTGCGGGCCTTATTGATGATCTTCGCAATGGGATACCAGAGCCGAATTCCTAGAACGTGCTTACCTGACTTCTTGTCGATGTGGCCTTGTTCGAGAGGCGTTGCGGGGTTTTCATCATTGCCCCATGACACCCAAGCAAAGAAGCTTTTCTTGTCGTTGCCAGAGCCTGATTTGATGGTGTCTCGATATCCGCCTGTCTTATCGACCAGCTTCTGTTCAAGCTTTTCCCTTGCCTGATCGCTGTATTTAAGCGTGACCTTGCCAGCGGCTTTATAAAGCTCTGGTGTCAGTTGGTTGATTTGCTTTGTCCATTTGGTTCTATCCACTTTCGCTGGCATGATCAGACCTCATAGACGTTTTGATTATCGGCTGATCTGGTGAGGATAATGACCTTGCGATTATCGTCTGTCTGATAGGCGTTCATGATTTCATGAATGCGATTGGCAGAAACGTCTATCAATCGATCGGTTGAAAGAATGGCTCTGGTGTCAGCGGCTGACCAGACGGTGAACTGGTAGTACATCAGCCCCTGTTCACGGTTGGCGATATCCTTAAGTGAGCCTTTGATCGTCTCTCTTTCGGCTGGCAAATTGTCGATACGGATCACCCATGAATCGATGGCGTTACCGTTGTCATCAACCTCATCAAGCTGTGTCTGATATTTGATCTGAATACGGCTGTTGAACTTGTTCATCAGGCAATACCAACCTGCTTATAGGCCGATAAAAGGCTATCAACGGCTAGAGGCAAAACATATGGCTGTTGGCTGGTGCCATTCGCAACCGCGTCTGTGTTTTTGTACCAATGGCCGATTAGCAAAAGGGCGGCTTGGCGGATTGTTGGTGGAACGATTGGAAAGCCAGCCTTGAACATGACCATCACCTGGCCGGCCATGAAAGGTGCATTCAGGGCGATATAGGGTAGATCCTGGGCGCCATTGAAGCTGTAGGCATCACTATCAAGGGTCACGCCATCCAAAGCCACGGAATCGACGCCTGTGGCGTTCCTGACAGGTATATAGATGCGATCTAGGTAGCCGTGGCCTTCTACATCGAAATTCAGGCTCATAGATGCTTCCCTGATCGGCTGTTCAATGACGTTTTGGATATGACCAGTAGCCGCTTCGATAAGAGCGGTGATCAGGTCGTCATCATCAGGGAATGAAACGCGAAGGTGCGCCTTAGCTTCGGCTAAAGTGACACCAGCCGCATTAGCCTGTGAAATGATCTTTGTGTTCGAGAGTTGGAAATAACCTTGCATCAGGTATTTATGAAAAGTCGGGAGTAGGCATAAAAAAAGACCTCCCATTTCTGAGAGGTCTAAGTTTGCTAGTTCGAGAGTGGCTTAGGCTTTGGTCTTCAAAAGCTTGAAGGCTGAACCGTTTGTGACCTTTGAGTCGAACGATACGTGACCTTGGAAGCCTGTTTGCAGAACGGCCTTGTACTTGCTGTCCGTGAAGACATCCATAGTCATTGACGAACCAACGATACGGGTTGAAGTGGTTTCGGCAAGATCGCCATAACCGATACAAACGGTGTTTGCAGCGATAGGCGGGATGAAGTCAGAAATCACAACTGGCTTGCCGCAAAGAACGGTAGGTGTTGCGCTGTTCAGACCTTCTGCCAGCAAAGGACGGCCTGTGGTATCGTTCAGACCACGGATCGAATTGAGCGTAGTCGAGTGCAGATACCACTTAGCGTTTGGCTCATAGGCAGAAACGGCTGTTTGCAGGGCGAACAGGTCAGCGGCTGAGACAGAGGTATTTGAAGCGGTTGTGGTGACGGCAACGTTTGCCGCTGTGAAGACACCTTCGGCGTGACCAGACAGGCCATCACCAACCAATACTTCCTTTTCCAGCTTGCGAGCTAGACGCTTGAATACGGTCTTATTGACGTGTGAAACGATGTCGATACCAGAGTCACGGATCAGCTTGTCGGAAATGCCGATTTCGCCCGATACGACATCCCAAGCGCCGAGGGTCTTCATGGCGATACCTACAGAATTGCCAGTCAGAGCCGAGTCGGTTTCACCAAGATATGAACCCAAGTTGGTCAGGTCATCGGTGTAACCAATGTTCAGGTTTGAACCATCATTTGAATAGATGATGTTCAGGTTTGGCAGAACATTGCCGTCATTTGAGAGAGCGATTTTTACGTCTGGCTGAACGGCTGTTGGTATAGTGTTCGGGTTGCCAGCGGCGGTCATGGCGGCGCGGGTTTCGCCGCGAAGGTGAGCGCGATAGGCTTCAAGTTCGGCGTCGTCATCAGAACCAGCGGAAACAGTCATTTCAACTGTTGGGCGTTTGGCCTTCGCACGGGTTTCAAATTCAGCTTCGGAAGCTTCGATCTTTTCAAAGCTCTTGGCACGCTTTTCCAGAGCTTCAATTTCAGCCATCAACTTGTCGGCTGATGCTTCGGTTTCGGTTGCGTTATCGGCGGTTACGTTCTCGAAAAGCGAACGGTATTGGCCATTAAGTTCAGTGATCTTTGAACGTATTTCAAAAGAAGTTTTCATTATAGTTGCAGTCTCCATATGGTTGCTGCAACTATTTATCAAAATGAATCAGTGCTCTTATTTGAGCAGGCCGAGGCCCAATTTTAGCTTTGTTCTGACCATTGTTACCTGATCGGCTTTGTTTGACATATCAATTCCTATAATGATTTCATCAGTTCTGGTTTGGGCTTCGGCAATCCATTCTTTGATTTGATCAGTAACATCATCAGTTTCCATGTGTCTCAAGACAACATCGGTTTGGGAGTACGCGGGGAAGATAACGGGTGAGATTTCAAAGACGGTGATGTCAGTCAGCACGCGCAAGCTTTCGCCAGCCGAATTCACGCTGTCAGAATACTTGTTGGCATAGAAGCCAAAGCTCATACGCGCTTCACCCTTTTCAATGGTGATGCGCTGTTCTCTGGTCAGGCGCTCTGGATCAAGCTCAAAATAGACGCCCTTTTGATCGGGCATCAGTCTGAGGGTGCCAGACATGACAGCGCCGATGGCCATATCTGTGTTGTGGTTCCACAATGAACGGCAATCATCGAAGGTGATCTTACAGCCAGTAGGGATGATTTCCCTGAAATTGCCTGTCTTTGAAGACAGCAATTCGGATTCAGCATTGAATACGATGGCATAGCCTCTAAGAAGTTTTTCATCACCTTCAATGGCGATGTCAGCATAATTCAAATCAGGCGCAATAAAGCGGTACTCTTTAGTTCTGTTCATTTTTAGGTTCATCCGTAAGTAAATTCTGGTTTATTGGCTGATATTGCACTTGAGCCGATAGCTCATCAGCGTTGCCGCCCTTGGCAGGTAGGTTAAACTTGTACCTAACTTCATCGCTGGTCATGATGCCCTTGTCTTTTAGGGTCGAATATGACGCGGCAAGGCTCTTTAGGTCGCCTCTCAGAAGCTCATCGGTGTTGAACCTAATGAAGCTGTTCTTGGCCGAGTTTCGGCCTAGCAATTTGAGGTTCAGTTCCTTTTCAATTTTCAACAGCCAAGGCGAGAGGTTGAATTTCAGGAAGTTTTGAGCCGTTTGTTCGGTGTTATTGAATGTACCTGTGGTGAGGTCATGCAAAAGAGTTGGCGGAACGTTGTAAATGCGGGCCGCATCACCGATCAGAAATTTGCGTGTTTCGAGAACCTGAGACTGTGAAGGATCATAAGGCAGGTTAGCCAGTGTCAGATTGTCTGGTAGGACCGATAAACCGTCACTTAGGAATATCTGATCAAGGGCCTTTTTTGTGTTTTCGGCTGACTTCTGAGTGCTGGTCTCACTCACTTTCTTGTACGCGACTAGCGGAGGCTTAGGACCGCTCTTGAAGATCGCGTTTGCAAAGCGTTCAACCAATAGAGAGTTTGTAAAAAACTCTTCATATTGACGCATTGGATTTACATGATTGTAGGCGTCCGACTTCAACTGCCAGTAGATGTCGATAATTTCAGAAGATGTGTAATATTTTGGAGGTAAACCGCCAACTTTATAAACATACTTCTTTGTTCCATTCGCGTTGACGCGAATTTCCATCTTCGTATTATCAAGCGGATACAGGTTTGAGATATAACCTTTGGCGTCACGCTCTATGTAAGTAAAAGAGCGGCCATTGATAAACGCACGTCTGACAATGAACTGAATCCAGTCAGTTGCAGACATTTCATCGTTTACGTGTTCAGAGACGATATCCCAAATAGGATTTGTCTCATCAAGCACGTAGTTTTCAGGGCCTTTTGTATAGACCTCAAGTGGTAATGATGAAATTACGCTGGCATATAGGTTGATAGCCGCCGAAACAGTTGGCAAAGACATGATTTTGGCTTCACTAATGTTACCAACATTAAAGAAGTCATTGCCGTAACCGCTGGTGATGTAGCTATCAACGTTCGGAGCGTTTGGATTAGCTCTTGTTTCAGAGCCGAATAAGTTGGAGAACCAGTTTTGCATACTGGTATTTATTCAACTAGCTCACTCCATAGACTGGTATCACGTAGTCGTCTGACTCAAACGGGTCTATAAACTCTTGGGGCTGATCATCCCAGGCGCGTTTTGACCAGAGATTGACCGCCATAGCCGCCGCTACAGCCAAATCGATACGCATTGTCCCCTTTGTCTTTGGTTTTACAAACCAACGGTTTCCCTGATCGTCTGACTTCACTTCGGCAAATGACAGGTGAGAATACATCAGCGGATTTCCGTCAAACCTGATGGTCTGGTTCAGGATACCTAGCTCAAGAGCCTCAATTGCTGGCCCCATACCTCTAGGGCCTTGGTCATGCTTGATGGCCCTGATGCCATTCGGTGTTTCGCCGTCTAGGTAACAGCCGATGCCATCACCCAACAACCTAAGAACGTCATCGATCTTGGCACGGTCAAATGCCAAGCCGACAATCTCATAATCACGGTGCAACTCTTCGATTTTGTCAGTGATGGCCTTTGGATCGATAGAGCGGCCACGGGTGCCGACAATCCAACCCGCTTCTGTCCAAAATCGATAGGGTTTGATGTCATCGATTTCATGAGCATCGATCAAGCTGTCAGGTTTGAAGCCCCATCCTTTCACCAGACCTGACTCAGACACAGCGGCTAGGGCGGTTAAATCGATCTTTGAAGACATATCGAGAGACAGCCAGAGGCGTTCTTTCGGCTTAAAAGGTTCAGCCTGAGAGAAATTAGGCACGGGTTCTTTGGGGTAAACCTTGTCCAAATCAGTAGTTGTTACCAGCGAACCAACAAGGTTGACCTGTTGGTTCAGGCTATAGCGTCTAGCTGCGTTCAAGGCCGATGGCGAACGGGCCGCTTCCTGCATTTCGCGTCTGAACACATCAAGGTCGATACATAGGCCAAGTGCGGGATTCGCCTTAAACCATTGTGCTTCATCCAATAGGTCACAGTCCTGATCAGCCGCGTACATGTGCGTCACGACTGTTGGATTTGCAGGATTTAAGCCTTCCCTGATCAGTTCTGAAAAGAAGTGGTTCGGATCGTGGCTCTGGGTGCTGATAGCCACCATCAGGGCGTTAGGATTGGTGATCATACCCTTGCGGATTACGTCGAAAAGATCGCGTTTGCTGGCTTCACCAGCTTCATCCAATACAGCGAAGTGAGGTTTCAGACCCTGTATTTTACCAGCGTTTGCCGCAAGGCATTTGAAGACCGTGCCTTGTGCAGGATGACCATGTGCAATGACCCTGATTGTGTTGGTGGACTCGGTGATTTCAACCATCTGTTCAAAAGGACCAGGTGCTTCATCATCAGGGTCTTCTTTCCCTGCCGATCTGAACATTTTGACGACATCATCAAAGCAAATCTTGGCCTGTTCCCGCGAGTTTGCTGCGCAATACACCTTGCCATTTCTGACAGCGAAAGCAGGATGAATGATGTGTAGGAAACTCAAGAAAGACGCCATGAACGTCTTTGTGTTTTTCTTCGGAGTGGATAGGACGCCAACTCTGACTATCCGCCTCTGCTTTGCCTCATCAAATGGATCAAGGACAGCGCGAAAATAGTCTTTCTGGAAATCGAACAGGACAAGCGGCTTCCCATAGTCGGGACCGTCTGTGTATTTCAGGTTATTGGTGGCGAAATCGAAGGCAATTTCAGAAGGTAGTTTACGCTTACTCATGCCTATATTTAGGTAAAAGCCGACTACATGCCCCAAAGAGCTTTATTCAGTTTGGGTTTCTTGCCAGTTGGAGCCGCGATTTTACCTCTCGAAATAGGGTCAAATCCTAGGTTAGAGCCGATGCTTTGAACGCTGCTGGCTATGGTGGAGCGGATTTTACGCTTTCGATCTCTGGCAAGATCATCAAGATTTTCACTGGCCAATTCTTCGGTGATCTTCTCGAATTCGACCATTTGAATGACGAAAATCGCCATCAGGCTTTCGTCTAGCGCGGTGAAAACGCCTTGTTCCATCGCCCATTCCAGACGTTTCCAAAGCTCTTTTTCACGCTTGGATTTGATGATCGCTGGTGCTTTTGCCGTGGTTTTGCTTTCGACCGTTACCTTGATAGGGCGCTTGCCACTATCACGTTTGATCATCGTTCCAGTCTTGGCGTTATAGGTTTCCGTGCCTTTTGCGGCTTTGATTGTAGTAGGTGTCATGCACCTATTTATCGACAAGTCTCGAAGTGTCCGTACCTGCGAATCGCGGTAGGTTGTGCATCAAATTCAGAAACACGCGAGGTTGAGCCATGTCGGGTCGTGAGATAGTAGAAATTGATCGGTACGATGCTAAGGATGATCAAGGCAATCATTATACCGTGGTCGAATACCAAAACATAATTCTCGGAAGATTCGGCGGCACAGTACAAAGGGCCAAAGGGACGAAATTTCTTATGACCGCCGATGGCCAATCGCTTAATTATGTGAGCGATGGCGTCTCCCAAATAGTCCAAAACGACAAAATTATTAGGCGTGCCTAAAATCTGAAAATCTGAGAATTTTTTAATTTGAGCACCTACGCGGTCGGCAGTCAGGCGCGATTTTTCGCTTGGAACATACCCCCCTTGAGGCAATCCAAGGCCATTTCGACTGGCACACTTCTATTTATCATTTTGAGTCTGATGTTCGAGTTCATCGAGACTGTAGATGCACTTTTCATTGTGCCAAGCGCCACCGCTATCAAGACAGCCGTCTATGTCAAAAAATCGGGTCACACGGGGATACGCATAGATAGCGCCAGCGGCTGCAAGAGCCGTAACAATTCCAAGGGCGATGATGATCTTGTGAGACTTGCGCATGTTGGCATCATAACACCAAACGCCTTCGCTAAATACGTTCATGGTGAAAAGAACATATGCGAAGGACTATCACAGCCTTTATGATCTCCGAGAATGGAAACGCCTAAGACACAAACAGCTATTCAAAGAACCGCTGTGTCGCTTCTGTTCAACTGATGATCATCCTGTTGCCGCCGATGTGGCCGACCACATCAAGCCACACAAAGGCCAGCTTGATCTGTTCCTAGACGGTGAGAACCTGCAATCACTCTGTAAGCATTGCCATGACAGCGCCAAAGCTAGGATCGAAAGCAAGGGCTATCACAACAAGGTCGATCCTCTTACAGGCAAGCCGACTGATCCTAACCACCCTTCAAGGCGTCAGCTTGGGAGGTGAGCGCGGTACTCACTATACAGTCCTTTGGAGCCATCTGCGGGCACAGCCTCATATTTTATGAGGTGCCCGTTGGGATTGTGCCGATTTAGGAAAGCCGTTCTGAATTCTTCTTCCGCAAGCGATAATTGTTGGTATGACGGTGAACCCCATTGGTCGATAGGATCGCCATCGATTTCAATTATGACTTCTTGATCGTGAAGCTGTAAGCCACCTTTTGCTGCCGCTACCGAATACAAAAATTTTATTTTCATTATTTATGACCTTTGTGAGTCGTCGCTAAGAATTTCGGAAGGCGCAATTTTCTTAGGCTTACTGCTTATGGATGATCTGCGATTGCCGCCTTGTTTGAGATAAAGGTTCTCTAGGCGGATATCGCCGTAGTTCCCGTTCTTAGCTTGGACAGCATCGGTAGCTGGCAGGTTTCCATGAACGTAAGCCCACGCCAGTCTATGGCCGTGGTGTATCCTGTTATCGAAGCCAATCCTTACGCGGCCACTCTGCTTATCGGTAGTACCCGCAATGGTTCCCGCTGGCTTGCCGCCTTGCTTGGCGATCTTCCAAGTGAATGTTCCAGTCTCTTTGTCGTACTCAAGTTCAGAGCGGAGCTTATGAAGATCAATGGTTGTCATGTGATCACGATAGCTGCAATTTGAAGAATAATAAATACATATGGGAGAGTGATGACCTTCTGACATTGTTGGCGGTTATTTTCCTCTCCGCCGACTCCTTTAGGGTTCCCCGTTCCAGCGCGAGCGGGGAACACTTAGGAATCTCACGCTATCCTTTCTTCCAATCTTTAAAAAGCCAAGCGAACAACAAGCCAAATGCGCCTAAGAGAGCGGCTGTGTTGATGCCCTTGACATCAAAATTACTGCTATAAATCTGATATATTGAATCAAATAAGCCTAGCATCCATAATGCAAGAGCTACAACAAATATGAACAAAGCTACTATCGCGTAGGTTTGAAGTTTTGTTTTCTTTTGTAGTTTTCTAATCACAACATTAGTATCGTCATCAATCATGACACAACTCCGCGATATTCTCACAACATGTATGTTGAAAGAACTTTTTCCATCTTCAAAGGAAATGTTTAACTAGCAGTCCAAACATATGGAATGCTTCGTTTATATCTTCTAACTAAGACTATTATCATCTTAGTTCATAACATAAGTCAGTAGTTGATTCGTCACTAATAGACGCTGATCACCACGTATCCTCACTATGACCAAACTTAGCTAATTACAACTTATTTTTCTTAAACGTGACGGAATGTACGATTTTTGCACGTCAATATTTAAAATTTGTCAAGTTGTTATTTAGGTTGTCTATAGTCACTTAGGGAGTTTGCCCTAGCTGCATATTTAAGCGACACGCTCAATATAACACGTTCGATAAAAAAGGTAATAAGTTTGGCTCTAGTAGGGAATTTGAAGAACGGCCTTTAACGTTCTAACCGATGCGCTATCTAAGAGGTAATGCCAGACAGGGGACTACCGATGATAGAGCCGATCCAATCGCTTGCGTTTTCACTACAGGCAAATAAGGGAGTTTACGCCCTGATGCTTGGATCAGGCTTGTCACGGTCAGCCGACATACCCACGGGTTGGGAAATCACTCTTGATCTCGTGCGTAAGCTTGCGGCGTTGTCTGCCGAAGACTGTGGGGCTGATCCTGAAAGCTGGTATCAGGAAAAATACGGGAAAGTTCCTGAATATTCCGATCTGTTGGATGCCGTTTGTAAAACGCCAGCAGAGCGAAGCCAACTGATTAAAAGCTATATTGAGCCAACAGCGGAAGAACGGGAGCAAGGGAAAAAGACGCCAACCAAAGCGCATCATGCAATTGCGAAACTGGTTGCGGATGGCTTCGTTCGCGTGATCGTCACAACTAACTTTGACCAGCTAACCGAAATAGCTTTGAAGGAAGTTGGCATTGTTCCCACTGTTGTGAGTTCAGTTGACGGCATCAAAGGAGCGATGCCGTTAATCCATACGAAATGCTACATCTTAAAAATTCACGGGGACTATCTCGATACACGTATCCTGAACACACCTGCGGAGTTGGCCACTTTTCTGCCAGAGCTAGATAGTGCGCTTGACCGCATATTAGACGAATTTGGCTTAGTGATTTGTGGCTGGTCTGGTGAATGGGATGAAGCCTTGCGGTCGGCTATCCAAAGATCGCCTAGCCGCCGCTTTTCGACATATTGGGCTGTGAAAGGTGAGCTTGGCGCGAGAGCACAAGAGCTTGCTACGGCCAGAGCGGTAATCAGCGTTCCAATAAGCGATGCTGATACTTTTTTTGAAAAGGTTCAGGAACAGGTCGAGTCCCTAGAAGAATTCAATCGTCCGCATCCGCTGTCAGTTCAGGCGGCGGTGGCATCTGTGAAGCGCTATTTAAGCGAACCCAAGCATCTAATTAAGCTGAATGACCTTATCAATGATGAAGTTCTCAAGGTATTGGAGAAAACGTCTGGTGAGAGATTTGCAATACAGAGGGAAGCGGTCGATGCTTCTAGTTTTAATGCGCGCATCAGATTGTACGATGCAGCAACTCAGATAATAGCTGCGTTAGGCGCAGTTGGTGGGCTTTGGCTGTCCAAAGACACTCAAACAATATGGCTTAAAACGTTAAACCGCTTGGCAAAGCGGCAAATGGAAAATGGGTCGGGTGATTGGAATGATATGCAGCGTTTTCCAGCAACGCTTTTGTACTACGCACTAGGTATCGGTGCGGCGTACCGTGGCGACTACGCCTTTATATCCAAACTTATGTCCCTACCATTGAGCCAACAAGACGGCGAAGTATCATCGTCTGTAGAAAAACTTTCAGCATCCTTCCTGTTTCGAGATGACAATGCCCCTAAGCGGCTTGAGGGATTTGAGGGACACCATTTTCCGCTTAACAATTGGCTACATGACAATCTGCGCAAGTTTTTTGAGCGGGAAATACTAGATCATGAGCAATACACAAATGCTTTTGACCGCTTTGAAATGCTAATGGCCTTTCAATTTGGCGGCGGGCGAATGCGCTCAAAAAGTGGTTTTATGTTTTTACCGTGTGGCCCATTTATCCTTCGGCCTACTGGCAGGATAAATTTCCTTGAGGAAATTTCGCAATCCTTCCGCGAGCATGATGATGAATCCAAATATGTGAAATCGGGAATCTTTGGGAAAGATGTGGAGGAGGCCGAGAAGGTCTTTACGGGCGTGGTTGCAGAGTTCACCAGAGTACGTGCTTTCTACCGTTAAAGCGGCTTGACTCCCAATCTTTGTTCTGCTTTCGTTCACTGTCTCAGAAGTTAGACCAGAGGTGCGAAATGTTCGATCCAACGCCCGTTCAAAGCCGTGTTCGCCTGTCTGATGGTTGTACAGTTAGGCTTGATATCCGTAGCCATCCGAAGCCTGTTTTCGTAGCGGATAAGTGCGGCAACCACTATGATGTTGCGGGCTACTTCTATGACCTTGAAGGCCGTCCGATGGATGAAAAGACTCCAGCGATCATTGAGATTGTGCCTTACCAGTGATCTATGAATGTATGGGGACTTTCCTAGCTCTAGGACGCATGGTGGCTGTTACCGCCGTGAAAGAAGATCGCATGTCTGGAAATGCAGAAGCGGTCTTCACAGTCACCCTTAGCGGATTGAACCAGCCGATGTATTTCAGGGCTTATGAGCGGTCGGCAAAGGCCACGGTGATATTGCGTGACGAACATCATAAATTGCTGACAGCGTGGCATAGGTATCGGGCAGGAAAGAACCTTGGCTCACCATCGATCTATTCGTTTGGAAACCTTCACCTGAACCTGATCGGCATCAGTGCCATTGGTGAAATGGATAGAGCTTCGGCTGGTAATAAGTGGGCTGGTGCATCAACGCCAACTTACGAAATCTATCTGTTGGGTTTGAATGAGCCGATCAAGCGGCGGCTGTCGGACACTGGCCATGAAAGCGTTGAACAGTTGGCGATGGAACGTGAATTGCTTTTGGATGCTTGGCGGTCTTGGGAGACGGTCGGCACAGCTTAGATCCTGGGCGCCAATTGATTGCGCTACTCATAGATGCAAAATCCGTCTAGGGTAATCGAAAGCTACAGGGGGCGTTGTGAAAATACTCGGTCTGCAAGTCAAAAATTTTAAAGGGTTTAAGGATAGTGGATTTGTGGAGTTTAGCCCGCATTTCACGGTCATAGTAGGACAAAACAACTCTGGCAAAACCGCCATTATCGAGGCTTTGAAACTTAGTGGTGCTGAGAATTCGCCTTACCGTGAAAAAGGAAAAGCGGAAGATTACGAGCTCGATCCGTACTCACTTATCAAATCGAGCCAGTATCTTACAAAGCAGGATATCGTTCGTGCTGCGCTCAAAAATGATGCGACCATTTACGTTCCGAGTTCAACCGACGCAGCACCATTTTTGAATGCTTTGAACGGATTCAAAAAGGGACGATACGAAATGGAGGTGTATTTAGGCTCTGGATCATATTCGATTTTAGAAAGTCCAATTGAAGCGATGCCGATAGCAAACGGTATGTATGTAAAAGTTCATTACGACCGTTCCTCTGGCATATTCGCCCCTGAATCAACCATAAATACTTCGGGTGGTCCCGAACATGCGCTATACAAGAAAATTGAAAGCCAATCTATTTTTGTTCTGAACTCGCAACGTTTTAACATTGGCCGACATTCTATGAACGTATCTAAAGAACTGGCTCAAGATGCTTCAAATTTACCTGCCGCATTGAACGATATGCAGGGGAACCAACCCCAAATATTCAGAGAATTGAGAGATAATCTGAAAGAAATATTTCCTAGCATAGGGGACGTGACTGTTCGGCCAATCCCAGGTAACTCCGAAGTTGAGATATTGATTTGGCCTTATGAGGGCAATAATTCTAATGAGGCCACGCCTCTAAACAAGTGCGGAACGGGTATCTCTCAGGCTATCGCAATCTTGTTTGCGGCTATGTATCCCGATGAGCGAGTCATAGTGATTGATGAAATCAGCAGTTTCCTTCATCCGATGGCGGTAAAGAACCTCATATCCATTCTAAAAGAGAATTATAGTCGCCATCAGTATATCATTTCAACGCACTATACAGATGTCATATCATGGTGTGAGCCAGAGAGCATTGTGTTCACAAAGAAGGTCGATAACGAATGCAAAGCCCAAAACATTCGACTTAAGCAGATTGAGGAATTCAAGTTTCTGGCTGATGAACTTGGGATTTCGATGACCGATGTTTTTGGCTCTAACAGGATTATTTGGGTTGAAGGGAAAACAGAAGCTGCTTGTTTCCCGTATCTGTTGCAGCATCTTAAAAAGAAGCTACCGAAAGGCACAAACTTTTCGGTTCTGACCACTGGTGATGTTTCACTTAGTAACCGTACAGCGGCCACGGCTTTTGAGATTTATGACAAGATATCGAAAATGGCTTCGCCTCTGACCCAATCCTGCATCTTTACTCTTGATCGAGAGAGCATGTCAGATAGCCAAATCGCGGATTTAAAAAAGAAGTCGCACAATGATTTGCTGGTTCTGGATCGCCGTTGTTATGAAAACTATCTGATATCGCCGTCTGCCATTTTCGCAGTCATTGGCGAACATCTGAACAACGGTGTTGACGTAAATGCGATTGCAAAATGGCTTGTCGAAAATGCAGGTGATCAGAAATACAAGGCATACAATGAATGGAAAGGAAGCCTTGAGGATGAAGCTTGGCTCAGGAAGGTCGATGGAGCAAAGCTACTTCACGACGCCTTCAACGCCCTTACCGATGCTAGATGTGAGTATATCAAAACAAAGCATTCTCTCTTGCTGACCAAGACTCTTTGTGAAGCGCGTGATCCTTGCGTGAAGGAATTGCTTTCATTTGTAGAAGAGATTTATGGACTTGTAACAAAGGGTGCAGTTCACTAAAAAATTTCCCAAGCTACCCTGAAACCTTCAGTGAGATAGCGGTTTACTGTGTCGCGTATAGGGTCGAAAGCTGCACTGTACATTTCAAAAATTCTGAAAGCGTCTAAAACTTTGTCGTACATTAAGTCGTCAAGCGTAACTGCTGCGCTGTATTCTGTCTTTTTGCGTGCATAATCGAAAAGGCTACTTGCGAGCGTGTAGATTTCACCACTGTTGATGATGTAGCTTTGAATGGTTTCGTCAACAAACATATTACCTGAGTGGAAATTTGAGTCTCGCATTGATTTTAGCCGTGACTGAAAGACCTGTATCATTGCCAGCATATCCGACAATCGATCAGCTATTGCATCATGTGGGGTAGTTTCCAGTACCGCATTTAAGATTGCCATCACGCTATCGGGGATGGTCTGTAACTCAAATGGTGGGACGGTAGTTGCGACCGTTGACCGCGCATAGACGTAAACGGGCTTTAGCTGATCCGTACTTCTCTTACAGAAGTCACAAAGCTCTGTAAGGGCCAATGGAAGTGTAGCTCTAGCCGCAATGAATTTCCGCTTTAGGCGGTTTTGCTCATGAGTTTCAGTTTGGTTGATTTGCTTCATGAGTAGGAAGCCAGCCCAAACGGCAGCAGTAACTGACATCGCGCCAGCTACCAGTGTCTCCCAATCCTTAGCTTGTGATACAAGGGATAGGAAAACGAACAACAACAGGGAGCCAACCAGCGTTGTTACGGCGATCTTTTGATTGTTAGTCATCTTATACGTTTGTCCCCGCCTAATTTCCTGAATGGTTTAGTCCATCAAACTTCTGATTTCTACCCAAACCTGAATATCGTCTGGTCTTCGATCAAAATCCATTACGTCATGAATGGTCAGGTTCCCGAAATTGATCCTTTGGATTTTGTCTAGGAAGTCGTGAATATCGATGACATGGCCATGCGTGATGAACCCCGAATATCCAAAGAAATATGATTTCTCTTCGATGTTATGTGGAAAAACACAGAAGGCGACGAAGTGGAATTGAACGGGGGACGGCACACCAGCGGGGTAGGTCAAATTCAATAGGTATTCGGCTTCAATCGCATATGACATCAGCTATTTAGCTAGATCGCATAGAGATATTCGTTGCAGCTATTCACTTCGTTCACAGCGCAATCGATTTGCTTTTCTCTCTATCATTCGCTTCGCTTCATTCATCGAGAAAGAGCAATCGAAGTTTTTTAAGCAATCCAAGAAATATTCAATACAAGTAAGATCAATCTTCTTAATCAATATCCTAGAGGGATACGTCTTTAATCCCCCTGTATCAGAACACAAAAAATAATGGCTCCGCGTAAGGGCCTTTTGTAGTCTGATACAGGGGGAATGACTATCCTATCGGTCTTAGTCTTTATCGTTGTGAATATTTCTATCTGAGTGTTTTAATCGATAGAATGCCAGCGGTTATCATATTCTGGTGGTCTTCACATTTTCCCTGACCCATCAGCGCCGAAAAAAGCCCTGTTGCCTCGCTTGAGGTGCATGGGCGGCTAGATGTCGTGGTCAATAACGGTCGTGCTTTTCAGCACACTTCATTCACAGCCGACGAAAACCAGCGGTGAACGTAGCAAGAGGTCAATTCGTACAAACCTACTTGCTTCCTTTGTTACACATTTCACCAAATGACATGAGATGTCTTGGCTAGGGCGAACCGATGCAGGTGGACTCCCAATCACGGGCCTGTCGATATCCTATGGATTTCAGCTAATCCGTTGCCTTTTGCCGTCTGCCAACTGAATGTAACTACGGTATTCAAGCCTGTGGTGAGTGACGCACCTGTATTCACTTGCTGATATATTATCAATATACATCAAATATCGCAAAAATGCAAGATATTTGTAGTACGTGGTGTGATGCATCTATTTATCATTACATTCGGCAAGTTAAGTGCGGTGTTTACTCGAATTTATGCAGGATAAATATTGTTGTAGTTTGGAAAAAGGAAACACAACAATGAAGGAAGAATGTGAAACGCTATCAGCCGCTATCGCCAACTTTGAAGCCAAGGTCGATCAATTCACTACAGATCGTGAAAACTTCTTAGCCAGATTAGATTCAGCCTTTGATGCCGCTCTAGCCGAACTGAACGATCAGAAGGGCGATGTTGCACCAGCGGCTGGCACCCCAAAAAAGGAAACATGCAATTAAAACTAAAAGAGATAGATCAACCTATCCAAGACCTGACCGCCATCCGACTTAAGCAAGCTATTCGCCCGCTACTTCTTTCGGAGAATAACACCTCATTTCGATTTTCGGCGGATTTGCCACCCAAAACTTATTTGAGCATTTTCAACGCTCATGCCGATTTCCAAGACTTCTATTTTGAATGTCTCGATAAGACCAAGCCACCCTTTGAAGATGCCGTGTTCACCTGTCAGATTGACGGCTTCGCTCTGACACTGCCAGCAACCTTCCATATCGCCGTGGCTGATCCAGAGGTGAGCGACATTGATGTGATGCCTGTCAGGGAGCTTATAGGGCGCTCATTCACGCCACTGGTTTACAATCCCGTCGCTGGTGCCCGTAGCACATTCGGAAGCCTCTCTAGGCCGTCTGTAGGGCCATCGGCGCTGTTTAGCTGGCCACACGTTCAAAAGGGTTGTTTGGTAAGCCTACCGCTCTGTCATGGCGACAATCCGCCTTGTGTCTTTGTATCGCCGCTAGGTCACAAGTTCTATGATGACCTAGACATCGCAATGATCGTTGGCTGATCAAAATTCCTGAAGCGTCATCAGAAATGGTGGCGCTTTTTATTAACCAACCGATTATCATTATTATAATGAAAACAGAGCATAAGTACGTATAGTAATAGAATATAAACCACGTTTGTAATTCTTTGACAGGATAAAAATGTGTGTTAGCCTTTAATAATCATCAACTGCATAGGCATTGCCCATGATTACTAAAGGAGACACTATGATTTCTAATTCGGATAAACTCAAAGTCACTATGATTGGCACCAACCCGCAAGTTCCACACGTTTACTTCAAGGGTAAAATCAGGAAAGCGGCCTTAGATAGCGAAGGTGGTTTGGTCATTAGGCAAGTCAAGTCGGCTGGAAAACGTCAAGTCATGGTGTTGGCTTGTGTCCAATATCGCGGGCATTGCGGCGGTAAGACAAAGGCCGCAAACCGCAAAGCTGCAAACTCGAATTCCGCTCCAAAGCAATTACAAGTCATCTCCAACGTGAAGCAGTTTGAAACTGGCAAGCTGTACAAGGGAGAATGCCTTGATGTCATGGCAAAGCTGCCATCTCAATCTGTTGATATGATCCTTTGTGACCTGCCTTACGGTTGCACGGATATGAGTTGGGATAAGATCATTCCGTTTGAAGAACTTTGGGAGGCGTATTGGCGTCTGCTAAAGCCTAATGGAAGCGTGGTTTTGACCGCTACCCAACCGTTCAGTTCTCAATTGATCATGAGCCAGCTAGAGCATTTCAAATATAATTGGATTTGGAAAAAGTCGCGCCCGTCTGTCCATGTTCACGCCAAAAATCGACCGATGGGAAACTATGAAGACGTGTGCGTGTTTTCGCGGTCGGACATCTCATACAATGCCAAAAATCGGATGGTTTATAAGCCGCAAGGGCTGGTCGAAATTGAACCGATTATTCGCAACGGCCATAAGAAGGGCGGCGAGTCTGTTTATCGTTCGAGACCGTCACACGGCCTGTATAAGCAAACTCATACCAACTATCCGCGTCAGGTTTTGGAATTCCAGTCCGAAATTAAAACGATTCATCCGACGCAAAAACCTGTCGATTTGATGGCCTATTTGATTGAGACCTATACCGAAGCGGGTAGCGTTGTGCTGGATAACTGCATCGGTTCTGGAACTACCGCTATTGCCGCCATCAAAACCAACCGCCGATGGATCGGGATTGAAATGACGGAAAAGTACTATGACTTGGCCGTCGATAGGATTTCCAATTCGGATTGCGGCATGGAGATGGCGGCTTAACCATTCAAGAAAGCGTTCCTTTCGTGGCGGTCAGGGACGCTCTTTTTGACTTCTGATGCCAACATGCTACCTGTGGTTTGCATACAAGTGGTTGAACACAGGAGGGAAAGACTAATGGGCTGGAATCGTAAGACCCTACGAATTTTCTTCATCATCTGTCTGGTTATTTGGATTTTTGGTGCAATCGTCACCTATCAATATGCCTCACCCGTGAAGCAAATTAAGATGTTGACCTATGGTCTTTCAGAGGTTGACCGACTGATGATGAATATCAGGGGAATCTGCATCAACTTGTTTGGTACACTGGCTATCGGAAGCGGTTTAATCCTGTTGGTGCTATGGGCAATCCGAAAGTTTGGCAACAAAGCTGGCGCATCACCCGTTGCAGCTAATAAGCCAGCACCGTCACCTGAACCGACATTCAGGGTGCAGCAGGTCCAAGGTACAAAGGTGGATTTCAGCCAGTGGATGATCAACGACAACACCCTAAGCAAACGGTTCAGATATGCTGGTGCCGCGAATATGACCCTTTACGCTGAAATCACGGTTGAAATGTCCTCTATGGGGATGCCGCTTCGGTTCATCAACTTCTTTGCGGAACCACCTATCGGTATCGAGGGCGAGGCCAGGTTACTGATTACGGACAAAGACACACAAAAAAGTGCTGGTTGGATCGCCGTTAGGACGAACACGACAAACGACAATTCGACAATAATCAACGTGGTATCCCGTCCAAATTCGGATGCCGTATTTGAGGCTCTTAGTCAGACAGCGGAATATGATTTCATTCTGAAACAGGGCGATGAAGTGTTTGTGCATCTTCCCCTTCCTAGTGAGGCTGGCCTAGACAAAGCATATGCAGAAGTGAGGGGGGCGAAATGAACATGAACCTGACACAAGGCATGTTCCGCCTATGGGTCGTTGTCAGCGTCTTGATCTTCGTAGCTACAGGGTTCCTGTCTTATGCCGACGTCAAACAGGCACAGGATTGGAAAGAGCTAGAGAAGCTGACCGCACACGATACACTGATGCTACCTGTCGATTGCACGAACCTGAGAGGCGTCAAGGGAGATTGGGAAGGCGATCTTGATGCAGGGAAATGCTGGTATTCCCTGCCAAAGTTCCGCAAACTTTATCCCGAATATGCTGACCTGACTGACAAGCAATTGAGCAAGCAGTTATATGACAAAGCTGGGATGCCTACGAAGTCACCTGATGGACCTATCTTGGTATCGTTGCAAAGGGCTGGTATCGCCGCTTTGCTATCGGGCTTGCTGCTGTTGCTAGGGTGCACAATCAGATGGATTTGGCGTGGATTTAAGAACCACCCTTAAGGAATTTTGGAGCGGCATACGAGAATCGAACTCGTACCAAGAGCTTGGGAAGCTCGTGTGATACCTTTTCACCAATGCCGCACAGGCTTCATGTACCTGCTGGAAGCAACTTTTTCAACAAGCGAATTTGCTACAAAGAGAATTAGATTTTGCTACAAAGGCATTTGCGGCACTTGAGTCAAGTTATTGAAATTGTTTAAGAAAGGTCCTTGCTGCAAAGCAGGATCGTGCGAAGGGAATCGAACCCTCGTTGTCAGCTTGGGAAGCTGCTGCTCTACCATTGAGCTACACCCGCGTCTCAGGGTCGTTACGGCCTGTCTGCTAGTGCCACAAACGCAGTCGGATCGTCAACAGCGCTTACGGATTAGTCAGCAATGGCAATTTTAAAGCATCCATAAGTTGTATTTTATAGGAGCTCCCGTTAAATTAATGTGCTGTTAACGCTTCTCTCATTGATTGAGCGGCCAGACCGTTGCGGTTGATTATCAGTGCGCGTTCACCGCATTCACAACCTCCCCAGGATGCACAGCTATGTCAAAACCCACACGATCCGCGCCGCACGCGGTTGATGTCGCCGTAGGCGGCCAGATACGCGCACGACGGCGTGCCATGAAAATATCGCAGGAGGCGCTGGCCGAAGCGATCAAAGTCACCTTCCAGCAGGTGCAGAAATATGAGCGCGGCGCTAATCGTGTCAGCGCTTCCATGCTGTATGAAATCTGCCGCACCCTGCAATGCCAACCCTCTGATCTGATGCCGGCGCCGGACTGGTATCTGCGCGATCTGACGCCGAAGTGGCTCAATGATGCCCGCGCGCTGCATGCCCTGCATCCGCGCCTGTTCGAAGTTTTGATGCACCTGCCGGAAGAGAGCGTGCGTCTGCTGGTTATCAGTTTACAGGCGATGGCGGGACGTGTGGAGACGCCTGAGCACAAAGTCATTGCCTGA